CGAATGCTAAGGACATTAAACAAATACCATTCTGTCATCTTTAAAATAAGCTGTGCTTGGCCCTAATAAATTTTCACGCATACTTCTTAGTCCTTTCTTATAATCATCTAAAGCAAAAGCAGCCGCTTGAGGATTTTCTTTAAATTGATGTATAAAATATCTAGCCTTAGCCATCAAAGTTGTACTATACAAATCAGGAAATACAATAGTATCTCCATGTGCTGACAACTCTGTAGGCAAGTCATACGCAAAAAACCAGACCTTATACACTTTGTCGGGTATAGGACTTAATCCAAAGTTACGACCATCAGGACTACGAATAACAGCGTTTGGTTGCCCATAATTTTGAGCATCCGCATCATCGCTATTTTCTCTGGTACGTCTAAAATCTTTCCATGTTTCTGCAGTAAAAAAAGATAAATTCTGAGATACATAAGGAGCGGATTCACCACTGACTCCTACAGTAGTTATGTAAAAATTATCCCATTCAATTGCCCCATAGTCACCAGTTGCGTCACTACTAGCAGCTTTTAGCTCATACCATCTTGTTCCAGCCACTGTGTCTACAGAAACATTTCCATACATAGGATCTGTAGCTCCACTTTCTCCAGTGGCTAAAAAAGGCCATTTAGGTTCTTCAGTTACCATATCTAAATAAGCCCTATTTACACAATCTTTTGCATGAGCTTGTATACCAATAGCAGAACTAAAATTAGAAGAAGTTAATATAACTTCATTTAATTCTCTTAATAGTTCATTTGTTAATGTTAGATATGATTTAGCCATTACTTAAACCTTTTTTAGATAGCTGTTCCTTTACTTGGATCAGGGCTATCTTGTTCATTGCGAACTTTTGGATACTTTAAATCTACTTGTTTTTGATAAGGAAATTGATTTCCTACAGACTCTGTACAAACCTTTTCTTTTTCTTGAATAGATTTATAACTAGCACTAGAAATAACAGTAGTCATTTTAATTTGCCTTTGCTACTTGCATTGCACTAGCTAAACCGCCGCCTGTGTACATGCTACGCTTTTTAGTTCCACCCACCATCATACCATCGCGCTTTTTGCCACCCATCATATACATATCACGCTTCTTCTTGTCTTTGTCCATACTACTTTTCATATCAACTTTTCTCTTTATGATTTACAGGATTATCAGGATTTCTAAAAATCCTGTCATAGTTTTCATCAGCTTTTTTCTTGTCTTCGTTTCTATAATATGCAGAACGAATTTTTATTTTTTTATGTACATTAAATCTAACGGGGTTTTGTTCGCTTCCAATTTGAGGCATAGGTTATACCTGTTTGAAATACATCGTGACTTCAAAACCAAGTCTTAATTTTTGGTAAGTAGGCTTAGACCATTTCATATTATTCTCCATAAATTAAAGGGGGCCATATTTCAGACCCCCGATAATCTTAGTCGATACCGTAGAATGCAGATACCAATGCTTCTGGACGAAGTACTTTAGCTCCATAAACATGAAGACCACGTACAATGTCACCAAAGCTATCAGGATCTCGGATCACTTCAGTATTTACAATAGTTTGAGCTGTACAAGTAGCAGACATATGACCAGCAAGACACTGACCAGCAGCATTACTAGTAGCTGCAATGTTGTTAGTCTTGTACATGTCAAATCCACGCAGCTTGCCAGAGGATACCAATCCATTGCGGATAGAACCTTGACCAGCATTGTAATCGACAGACAGAAGTTTTGAGTTGCTTTGTACAAGCTGCTCATAGAACTCTGGATTTGCTAAGAACCAACGACCTTCTTCAGGAACATTTTGCTCGTCAAGAAGACGCGCCATGTGTGAAAGAACATCAATTGGGTCATGCTCATTAGTACCAAAACCAATATCAAGATTACCAGTACCATCAAAAGTACCAGATGCTAGATCAGTAGCACTATCAGAACCCAAAATGTGATTCGGACTAGCAGCTGACACGCCAGCAATCATAGTTGCAATTACGCCTTCATCAAAAGCATCACGCAAAGAGTAGGCTGCTGAAGATGCAGCTACTTCACGGAAGTTAACATGAGACATATTGGTTTCAATATCATCTACGATGAATTTAAAAGCATTAGCTGTATCTACAACCAAGTTAACTTCTTGATCAGTTAGTTTAGTTGCAGTTACATCCGCACCCCTTTCATACTGATATACAGTAATTTCAGGTTCTTTGATGATACGTACTGAATCACCATAAGCTGCAATTTCTCCAGAATAATCAGTATTAGTGATTGCTTCTGCAACAGAAGACTTACGGAAGAAATTAAGAACCGTCTTACTATAAATAGCAGGAAGGAAGTATGAGTTAGTTTGACCAGCTACGGAGTTAGCAAAGTTAGCGTTTGTATCCGTACTCGGTTCAAAATATTGATCTGATTGGTTATAAGCCATTATATATTACCTCAATAAAAAACAAGTTATTTTGTCACTCGTCCTTCACTGATTGCTTGGTTAATATCGTCTTGATATTTATCAAAATCAGTAACGGACATTTGAGCGATTTCCCGTTCAGTCCATATCTTAGGTTGTTTAGTATCGATGGATTTCGTTTTAGTCGAAACCATGTCTGCTGCACTTCCTTTAGATGCAGACTGTGTTTTGGTTGACCTAGCAGTACTACCATTTTCGAGTTTAAACAAATCAATAGCTTTACTAGCTAAAGACGCATTATTAGGATTGTTGTACACCCAGTTTTGTATTTCTTCAGGTTGAAGCCTAGCCCACTCATGAAACTTTTCATCGCCGCGAATGTTTTCAAAGTCAGGATGCTTTTGACGCAACTCAACTTCAGCTTCTTTCTTAGCTATGTCTGTTTCACGTTGCTTTAATGCAACTAGCTCTTGACGTATATCTGTCAATTGCTGTTCATTTTGCAAATGTGCTACAGTCTCAACTGTATCGTACAGGTCTGGATTTTTTTTCCTAAAGGCTTCTAAATCTTCAGCACTTTTAGGAGCTTGATACTGAGGAGTATTTGTTTGTACTTCAGCTACTAGCTCTTGTTCTCGCTGTTTAAATTCAGAAACTTTATTATCATAATGCTTCTTTAAATCATCGTAACGCTTCTTATAATTTACATCCTTAGATTCATTTTCAGGGGCTTCAGCTTTTTTGCTGGAGGTGGCCTTATTAGTCTGAGGCTCAAAGAAAAGACCATCAGCATTAGCAAAATTAGGAGTTTGCTGTTCATGCCAATCTTTCTTTGCGTTATAAGGGTTTGCTTCTTGTTCCTCGATTTTATCTGCAACAGTCATGTTACTTCTCCAAACGGGGCTTGTTGTTTGCAAGGTAGCCTATCTTGTTGTTTCGTCAAACTGATAGGGGCTTGTTACTTCAAGGTAGCCGTATTAACGTATACTCGGCATTTTGCTTGACCCAGCCATCTGGCGCTGAATAATATCTTCATTGCTCATAGATGCCTTTGACAAGCTGTCAGGCCGACTCATTAAGCCACCATCATAAGCACGTTCAGCCTCATCCATTACTCGTTGGAGGTTGTCAGCGCCTATTTGATCAGTAGCCTTCTTGGTCATAACAAACTCTCCGTCAGATAATCTAGCGGGTATTGAGTCTGATACACCAGTTCCGGGGCCATCAACTTCTCCAGCCCCAGAAAACTCAGCAGCAGTAACCATAACTTTATCCAGAATTGAATTAAGTTGAGGATCTGATGCTAAAGCATTCTGTAAATATTGTTGTTCGGATTCATCAAGTGTTTCATTGATGATATAGTTTATGTATTGATCTTCCATTTCGTTATCAGGAAGTTGAGAAGCTCTAGCTTCTGCCATTTCTTCTGGTGGTATATTTGGGTAGGTATCTACAGGAACTTCACCACCTTCTTGAAAAACTCCACGACCTTTAAGTACATCAGCGCGTGTTACTTTTCCATCGCCTGTTAAGTCTGGAAACTTTTCATCTTTAGTAGCAAGCATTGATCCACCTTCAGCCATTTTAACTAAAGGTTTAACATTATGGGCAGCTCCCATTAATCCACCTGCTGCTTTATCTTCTCTATTTACTGGTAAATCAGCTAGATAAGTACGACCTTCAAATTCAAAAGTATCTGCTCTTGCTTCTCTTGCATTTTTAAATGCTTCCCTAAATGCTTTTGCAGAATCAGTATCTTTAGCATAGGTAGGAAAATCTTTTGGGTTAGTTCTTTGATCTATATTTTTTATTTCTACTTCTATTTCGCCAGCATTTGCAGCTTCAATTAATCTTGATCCTTCTGGAGAATTAATATTGTATCCAATACCTCCTGCTACCACTGCTGCACCTGCTCCGATAGCAGTTTTATCTTTTATCACACTAGCTTGAGCTGCAGTAGCTTTTCTAGTTGCTTGTTGATCTTTTGTTAAAGGTCTTATTAGTTTTAATAATGTTTTTACTAATTGACCACCAGCATAAGCCTGACGCTCTATAGGAACTAACATTGAAGATTGTTCATTCATAATACCACCAGTGTTCCTAAATCTACGTGCTGTTTTAGCAGCTTTCTTAGGCTGCTTAGAAAATTGTTTACCTTTCTTTGTATCTTCTCTTTTTTTCCTAGAGCTGGCGGCGTACTCAGAATCAGACATAGCAGCTATAGCTTTTTTTGGTAGATACCTTTCGCCTGTAGCTTTAGATCCTTGAGTAGAAGGTTTACCACTTTTGGTAGTCCACTCTTGGTCTGTCCAATCTTTTAAAGACTTCTGAGACTTTTTCATTTACGCTGTGTTCCTTGGATCTTTTTTTTAGCCACTATCTACCTACTTTTTTCTGTGCTTTTTTATGAGCAGCCGTAAAATTACTACCATTTAACATTTCTCTTCGCATCATATCCATATGTTTTTTAGTATGATGCTCAGAGTGACGCTTCATAGTTTCTTCTTGTCTTTTTGTTAAAGTTTTTTTAGCAGTCTTTTTTGGTGTAGCTTTAGCCATTACTTGTATCCTCCTCCTTTAGCTTTATATTCTTTTGCTAACATCTGGGCTTTACGAGCTGACCATTGCCCCGGATTACCGCCTTTACCACTAGCTTTAATTTTATTAAAAAGATTCTTACGCATTGTAGGCTTAGTATAATTACCAGCCTCATTAACTCTAGATTTCTTTTTAGTCATTAGATTTCTCTATTTCTACCTGTAGCATTTCTTCAACAATTTTTAACTTTTCTTCGGCTGAAGCTACTTGCTCTATTAGCTTATCTACTTCAGCTACTATGTCAGGATGTTCTGCTACACCCACTGAATTGCTAGTATAGTTTTCTATATTTACTTTAAGCTTTTTTAAATCTGCTATGTATTGACTAAGCAATGCTTCTAGTATAAGTAATGTCCTTTCATTCTTGGTAGTCATTTACATTATCTCTAAGCTTCATCAACCGCTCCAGAGAACTCACTCTCCCCTGACTGCGGTACACCTCCAATTCCGATGTTGCCACCGCCAGTACCCGTAACTCCGACATCTGTGCCTTCTGGAGGTACTCCTTCAGAGGCTTCCATGTTTCCGGGTTGTTCACCAGAGGCTTGAGCTGCCTCGCCAGTTGTTTGTCCAGCATTTTGTAATCCTATAATTTTAGCCATAACAGCTGCTTCTTCTGGATCATTTAACAATTCATCTGGATCAAGTTCCAAAGAATAAGCCAGTTCGCTGATTAGCTTGTTTATCTTAATAAAAGGAGCTATTGAAGGATTCTGTGCTGTTTGTAAAAACATAGTGAGTCGCTGGCTGCGAACTTCTTTTTGCATCAGACTATTAGTGCCTGTAGCTTTTACTTCTAAGTCACCCTCTATATTTAGTTTCTTATCTAAGAACTGCATGTTCCATTGATAATAAGACTCACCTAAAGGACGAAGCAGAAAATCATCTAGATTTTTTATAACTGTTTTAATATTTAATGATGCAGCACCTAGTAGCATTGACATGCCTGATGCTGTACGTGTCATACTCTGTACGCCTGTTTGACCATGAGAGTAACTAGGAATACCTGTCTGCTCATCTGCTAATTGACGGAATCTGTCAAACATCATCATGTTTTCATTGGAAGTATTAGGAAACTTTACACCATTGATAGCTTGTCCGGGTACACCAGCTTGACGCTTAAAGATCTTGCCCGGATATATTTCCATACTCTGACCACCTACAAGGGCAGACTCATCTACATCAAATACTAATGAGCCTGATAATGCTAGGTTGTCTATAGCCATACGTGCATGACCATTCATAATTTTTTGAGAGTCATCCATATTTTCAGCTACGCCTATGCCAAAAAAGCTATAGGGGTTTCTTTCGTATGGGAAAGCATTGTAGGGTATACGATGAGGAGTAAATGGATTAATTACAGCTCTCAGTATATTACCATTACAAATCCAAGCATTAACCTGAACTTCATCTAAATCATCAACTTCTTCTGGAAGTTCTATCCCTGCTTCTTTCGCATATTCAGCATCCATTATTCCCCAGTATTCTAGAACTTCAAACTGACCAGCTCCGTATTCTTCTGAGCGTTTGTCATCTTTTAGTTCATGTTCATAATGGTCTGGTTCATAATTTGGCCCCATGCGTAATGTATCTCGTATAGCCTCTTTATTGAAATAAGGCATACGCGCAAGGGAACGCACTTGAGATTTATTCATCTTATGGCGGTGGAAGGCATACTCACACTCATCCATATTTGTTGCATTAGGATCAGGAAAGAAATCCCAAATACTTACAAACTCAATGCGAGGGACTCTCACATCTACAGGATTATACTCTCGCTCTCCTGCTTCATTTTCAGTCCAACGATTTAAAGTTTTGTTAAAGTTAAACGGGCCTTTAACAATACCCGTACCAAATAAAGCACACTCAAACAGCGCATTTCGTATTTCACTAGATCCTTTAGATTCTTCTATCTGATCATGGATTAGCTTTTCCATGCGTCTAGCAGCTTCACGGGCTGGTTGAGTTTCAAAAAACTGAGGTATTGCAGAGGGGCCGTCTACTAATGCGTCCTTTATAACGGCATCTATATCTTCAGTTTTACCTTTATTGTAGGTTGCCCCAGCATTTAAGACTTGACCATCACCCGCATACCCGACATCATAGGGATTAGTGGCACTAGGCTCTGGGGCTGGTGAGCTAGTTTCAATGCTAGGAACCGGGACTTGGGTGTCTAAATGTGCGTGTTCCGCAACACCTTCCGGCATCTTTGTTTCAGATATTCCAATTGGGAGTTTATTGGAACCAAAGACTACATCGACTAGCTGACCAAAAGCAGCAAGAACTTTTGTCTTAGTTACTTTGACAAATACTCTTGATTTTTCGGATTCTCTAAATTTTGAATGTTTTGGATAAAGACCTCTATAATTATGATAACCAGTTATCCAACGCCTTTCATCATGATCTCTAGCTTGTTTGGCTGATGTATAACGATCCTGAATAACGCCTACAAACTGATTAACAAAGGCATCCTCAAGGTTTATATTTTTACCTTGCTCACCCTCTACATCTTGAAAGTAGACATTATTCGCGCTATCTGTTATTGAGTTTTTATCGGACATATTACTGTTAATAACCAAATTCTGAATCTAATGGTGTAAATGCTTGTTCACGATGCATATGCCTAATTCTTGATAAAGGATCTGCTATTCTTGGCCTTGACATTATCAAGTACCTTAGTGCATCGTAAGCATGATCCGAAGCATGAGTATCTACATCTTCTGGATTAGTTCTATCTAAAGGAATACTTTGAAGTTCGCGTATCAGATTAGGACAGCTATTAAATATCTGTATTCGTGGCCTTCCGCTTTGCTGTAACTTTAAGTATTCGTGAATTTGTATTTTATCCTGTATACGGTTCTTATCTGCTCTTCTTAGTTTATGCCCTATTCGCATAAGGGCTTCACCTACTGTTGGGCCTGTAGAACCTGTCTTAGCCCAAGCAGCTGTATCTAAAACTCCGGGTACAGCAAAAGGATCTTGTACCTCCATCTCTGCTATAAGATGTCCCAGATCTTCACCCGTAAGTCCTTTACGGTATAGTTCTCTATATATAATAAGAGTACCATCTGAAGGATCTACAGTTCCCCAAATACAAGCACTCTCTGAAGCATAACCATAGTCAATTCCTTTTATTCGTTCCCATCCTATAGGAATCTCAAAAGGAGTAACTACATGTGTAGCTGTTTCAAATTCTGTGAAGGCAGCGCCTTCTGCTATTTCCCAATTACCTTCTAGTAATTGTTTTCTTTGTATAGCCGGGAGAGCCTTTAGCATCTCCTCATAACGACCATCTTCTGCAAGATAAGGATTGTCATCTAATCTTGCTGGTATAAACTTTCTGGTTAGACCATCTTCACCCTTAAAAGATTCATTGGGCGGGTGTGGTAATACGTACCGTTTCTTTACCCAATGAGCGCCGACACCACCGGGATTAGCTGTACACCGCATATAAGGTACAATGTCTGGATCTGTAGTCCGTAAACGCGAAGCCAGATAGTTCCATCCAAATTCTGTAGGTAGGTGAGTAATCTCATCAAATCCTATCCAACTATATGCTTGTCCTTGGTAACGATATACATCTGCATCTCGTTCCAAGAATCCAAATTCTACTTTGGCCCCTGAAGGGAAGTTCCAAAGCTTTTCAACTTCCCGATACTTACAGCCGGGAAATGCTTTTGGATATAGCTCTCTAGACTTGTCTATTAGCTCTCTAAGCTCTGGCATAGACCGCCTAAGTATCAAAGCCCTATGAGCGGGCCTGTGAGCGTATCTAAGAGGATCTATCAGCATGGCATAGGACTTACCCCCACCTGCTGCTCCACCGTACAGTACGTCCCTCTCAGGAGCTGCTAAGAAGTCTGTCTGTGGCCCTGCGTTTGGTTTGAAGATAACATTGTCGTTAGCTTCTTCTCGCAAGGCTTTAGGAACCTTAGACAGAACATCATCTGTTATTATTTTGTTCTTATTATCTTTATCTAGCTTTTCTAAAGTTTCTTTAGATGCTTTGAGCTTATCTCTTTGATTTGAGAGTTTAACTCTTGTACGCTCTGCTTCTTTTTCTTTTTTGCGTACAGTTCTCCGCGCCTGTATCTTTGCTTTCGTTTCTGAGTGGTAGTTATAGCCCCTACCTTTTGCACCCTTTGGTCTACCACTCTTTCGTCTAGGAGTTCCGTCCTTCTTTAGAAGGAAGTTACCCTCTGCGTCTGTAAGGTAGTTCTCAGGATTTTTCTCCCAATCTTCCATTTATAATATTCTTCAGCCCGACATGGCTAATACTTCTGCCTGTCATATGAGTTAACCACTCAGCACCCTCTCGCAAAGACATCATGTCAGAGGATACCATCTCTTTTATCTTATCTAAAGATTCTAGTTCTTTCTCTACAGGTTCTAGAGTCTTTTCATCTTCAGATAGTTTATATCCGAAAGGTATAGTGCTGCTAGTTCGCCTCATTAGCTTTTGCGGGCAGTATAAATAACCCACCTGTCATATTATTATTTACTTCTAGTCTTTCTTGTTTTCCAAGTCCTGTACGATCTAGTATGGTTTGTGCGGCCTGAAGGCGCATATTCGCTTGAGGAATAGGCTGATCAGAGTGCATTACCTCTACAAGCTTCATAGCGGCTTGGGGTGCTGACTGAGCCAGAATGTTTGAGGCCAAATCGATTATTTCATGTTTGAGTGCTTTGACAACTTGCCAATGTCCATTCTGTGCATAACCTGCCAACTCAGCAGCTTTCTTAGGATCACCTCCAGTATCTACCAGATAGTCCAAGAAGTCTTTTTGTTTTACAGTTAATTCTTTAGTCATGTATAGTATTATAGTGCTATATAGAGGTTTTGTCAAGTATTTTTTAATATTATTATAAATAACTTGACAGAATGCTCTGTGGACTGTATAATATACTTTGTACCCCCGGTGCATAGCTATATAGATATGTAACAATCCTAGCGGATTGATGTCTTTAAAGACTCTATGGCCGCAAAAAGTCTCCAGAGACTTTAGAGTTACTGTGGCCCCAAACTGCTTAACACTGTAAAGTCTGTAAAATGTATGAGTATTAGTATATATACTAGGGGGGGTGGCATGGCCTCCTGCCCCACCCTCTAAAGTCTTTAGAGACTTTAGAGGGTGTCACACTCCAGAGTCTCAAGAGACTCTGAAATCTCCAGAGCTTCTATAATCTCTTTAGAGATTCTAGCACAAAATCTCCAAAGCCTTCCTAGTTTACAGAATATTCACAAATATTCTGAGTCTGTAAAATAAACTCTAAAGACTCAAGAGTCTTTACAATTCAACAACCTATAGAGTATTTAGTAACTAAATAATCTATCCCCTCAGTTTATAAAATCTCCAGAGTTTGTATGCGCCTAAACGCCTGATCGCGCTATGTGATCGCTATGTGATCCTGTAGCGATCCTGTGATGTGCGGGGCGTGATGCGCTCTTTCACAATCGCATAATGCGCGGGGAAAGAGGTTGACCTCAAAAATCCAATGTGCCT